CGCAGTCATACGAACGGAACCTGAAAAGAGTAACGTTCTAAAACTTTCACAAGACCTACCAAATCAGAAGAAGAAATCTCTGAAAAAGGCGGGCCGCATAGATCTTATGCGAAATAGACCGGGTTATAAGAAACCCGTCTTTAGAAGAGAGACAAATGCCAGCACTACCTTAGCGGTTGATGCGGCAAATGCTTTTGTTTTAAGGAAGCTCACAAAAAAGTTATTAAAACTGGAGCAGTCTATAGTAGGACTTGACAAACAAACAGTGTCAAAGTCCAAGATAAGAAAAATTCGTAGAATTAAAGAACAACTACGGAATAATGCTTATGGAAACACTACTGTGAATACGAGTATGAAGGTAAAGCGGAAGAAGATTCAGCGAGTTGATAGACTCACAGAACTGGCTAAACCTAAAATTTCCATAGCTCCTCAACCACAAAAAACTCTGTCAAAACTAGCTCCTACATCTTATGCACAAGCATTGAAGCGACCAGAGCAAATAGTTTTGAGTCATCATCCTGATGATTTGTGGGCCGCAGCAGGACGAGTGCCATATGTGTTTAATCCAGACCTAGATTGGGAATTCGGAAGTAATGCTTGGGATACTTTTATGAATAGTGTGGCTGATTACAGCCCTAGTTCGTATATTCCATTTACTGATGAAGCTTTTGTCTATGATGATTTTACACAAACTTGGGTACGTCCGGTTTTCAAGAAGAAAACACGGCGAGGAAAAAAGAAAAATAAAACAGTGGAATTAGTTCAACATGATACCGCTGAATATAAGGATTGGAAAACTCGACATATAGAAAAGAATCCTGGGCCTGACCCAGTTGTACCATATTGCGAGCTTTTTGATTTTCCCTATTTCAAAAAACTAGTAGAACTTAATCATAAACGGAATAGGAAGATTAATAGAATCGAAGAATATGCATGTATTTGTGGAAATCGCCACAATACAATTTGTCCATATTTCAAACATTTGGAATTTATTTCAACGAGTTTGGTCGATTTTTCGAGAGATACATATTTACAAGGAATATATGAGGATTATTTGAATTGTGTGGGTCATAGTAACACGAAATCTTTTCTCTTATTGCCATTTTCAGCTCTTTATGTCGTGCATGGAGCTATCAATAATTTTGATGCAGTGTATTTCTCAAAAACAACTAATTATATTTACTATCGTATATTTCCTGTAACTTCTTTGCCAATTTTGCGACAGAAATATGAACGAGCTTTGAAAAGTGATGAAAATGGTGATTTTGTTGTTGTCACTAATATACCGAATGTGTATGGATTTCGACGTGACATTGTGCAAAACGATGAGGGCACAAATAGAAATCCATTTTGTCCGACTGTCCAAAACATTGCACGTGTTTCTGCATTATCGTTTCCTACAGATGATAAATATTATGAATTATTTTCAGAAGAGCATGCTGTGGGAATGGACAGACAATTACATCTGGTAGTAAAAATCTTCGAAGTTGTTGACCGTCCAGTTAAGAAGACGTTGTTGGATGAGGTGTCCTCAGATGATGAATCTGATGGAATGAATACTTTAATGGCGAAAAATATTGAACCTCATTTAGAATATAAGTTGAAACAACCGGAAGCGAAAGTGTCATTGATTGAACCAAGTTGTTCAGATATGAAGAAGTCAACCTCGATACGATTGACAGTATTGGAGGAAGTGGAAAAAGAAGCAATTGCGAAATTGAATCATGTGTCAATCATAGAACAAGAATTTAATGCATCATATGAAGAGAATAAAACAAAACAAGCATTAAAAACCTTTGAACAAGAATTTAATGCATCATATGAGGAAAATAAACAGCGATATGAAGAGTATCGTCAACGTCAGGCATTAAATAATATAGAACAATCATATTCCAAACCAATAGATGATGATATGGATGATACGTTATCGTCTATGTCAGAAGAACATTCGACAGATCTATTGTGTGTCAAAAAATCCAAATCTTGCAGAAGAAAAGCAATACGCCAACAACGTGTGCGAAAGAATAAATGTAAAGTTGAAAAAGAATGTAAAGAAGTAGAGAAGAATGGAGGGACTTTTACGATTTCTCAAGAACAGTTGCTCTCATTAAAGCAAGAATCTGACTCTACTAGTAGTGAATCATCAAAAAATTTTTACAATTTAGGTAAAGATACTATAATTAATTTGGATGATGGAGTTGTTGAAGCTGATACTTTTAAATATTATAATCAGACTGATTATTATTCTTTAAAAAGAATGATAACTCTGAAACGACAAATAATGACCCATAAAAAATTTGTCTATTTGGATTTATACATGACGTTATTCTTCATGTATTTAATAACGTTCCTATCTACTTATAGCACTGGAAAAGATGCCACAATATTAGTTTTTTCTATATTTCAATTTGCTAGAATGTGTAACATCAATGAGAAAGGAGAAAGAATTTCGTTACCAGTGGACAGCTTCTTTCTTACATTATTTGGAATTGCATTAGGTGTATGCATGCAAGGTTTGATCTGGTATATAACGTCAAGTCTTGGAATATCAGAAAATATTGTCTTCCAATTGATATTTCCTCTAAAATTTTTCTATGTCTTTAAAAAATTTTTAATATTTTTTCCATTATTTTTTAAAGATGATGCTGTGCTTTTAAAGCGGAAAGAAAATCAAATATTAGACTTAGAGGCTAGAGCCAATAAAACATTTACTGTTTTGGTTAATGAATTATCTCTAGGAATTAATATCAACAAACCAGTAAAAACGAGAGTTAACTTGACATATCATGAAGATTTTAATTTTACCACCGATGCTGATGTGCGTTCAGCATTGCACGGGGTGGGGAAACCTACAAAATTCAAAACAAAATTATTTCATATGGTGACAGATGATACGTATATTACACCGCGGTTGAATGAAAAATTGTGGTATATACTGAAACATGATGATTCATGGTTGACCTTTTTTGGATTATCGTCACTATATTGTTTCATGTCTGATTATGATAATGTTCCATTTGTAATTAAGAATACCACAGAACCAGTTCTTATATCAAAAGCTTTGTTTTCGGAAAGTTGTGGTGTTAGAACGGTGAATCGAATTGAAGAACTAGAAGTTCTAAAAACCAAAATGCTAATATCAGCAAAATTATGTTCCTCAGTCAATATACCAGAAATGTTGAATGATTCACGATCATTTGTGTATTCAAATTCTCTCGAATATTCTTTCCATGCTTTGAAGCATCATTATAATTTGAATGTTCTGAGGCCTTTTCGGCTCAGGGCCCCCCAGCCAGAGTTTATCTGTACGGATACCGACCAGGTGAGGTTGGTGTTCCAGAGAGTGGTGACATTAGTGAGGCTTTCAAGCTTCGTTCTTATGCTCCTCCACCTATTGTTGGCGGTCGAAGGCCCTATCGAGTCAGCCTTGGCTGTCATTTTAATGGTGCTGCAACTCCTGTTTGCGATTTTAGAGATCCAGCTACCTTACTCCGAGGATGCAAGAAAAGAATCGGTCCCGTCATGCCTAAGGCCGATAGCAAACTTATGGAAGAATTACATGTTTTCAATGACATGTTCATGCGTACTTACTTTGCTGATTGTGTCTTGGAACATGACGAAGATCTATCAGTTAAAACTTGGTTAGAGGGAACAAATTACCCCAAATATCGTAAAGAGGAATTGTATAAAATTTATAAAAATACAGAACAATTCCGACATAGAAAAACAAGGGAGGTTAAGGTGCATGGAAAAGATGAATCATATTCGAAATTTGCAGAAGCTAGAGGAATCTATGCGAGAACAGACGAATTTAAAATTGATTCGGGACCTTTATTCGCGAAAATATCAAAAAGATTTTTTAATAAACCATATTTTTTCAAGAATATTAGGCAATTTGACAAAATAAAGCATTTAAAGAAAAGAATGTCAAAAAATGGAATAGCATGGGATTCAGATTTTTCATCATTTGAATCAACATTTCAACAAGAACAAATGGAATTTGAATTTAATTTTTATAAGTTTTGTTGTGGAAATAATCCTCATGCTTTATCAAAATTGGAGTATATCAAAAGTGTATTAACGGGAAAAAACGTTTGTAAATCAAAATATTTTACATTTGAAGTTGATGCACGGCGAATGTCGGGGGAAATGAACACAAGTCTGGGAAATTCATATTTTAATTTGTTGATTTCATCATTCATCGCATATAAGTCTGGAAACAGCTTGGATGAAATAATGGAGTCAATATTGGTGGAGGGAGATGATTGTCTCTGTAAAACCACAATAGTACCAGACGTAACTTTATATGAAAAATTGGGCGCGAAAGTGAAACAAAATTATTACCCAGATCCAACTCATGCCAGTTTTTGTGGCATGATATTTGATATGGATGCTGAGCAAATAATAGTTGACCCAATAGACAAATTGTTAAATTTGTTTTATACGAATGAAAGTTACTTAATGTCAAAACAAGAAGTTCATGATGATCTATTGAAAGCAAAAGCAATGTCACTCCTATATTCATATCCAGGCTGTCCAATTATTGGAGAGGCTTGTAAATGGATAATGAAAAATACAGTGAAGGCAGACCCGAATCGCATATTAAAGACAAATCTCTCAGTATTTGAACGAGAGAAATGGAATGACATACTCAAGAATCCGATACCATTCCAGGAACCAAAATTAAAAACGCGACTTCTCATGGAGGAGAAGTTTTCCATTCCTGTAGATTTCCAGTTGAGACTAGAATCACATTTAAAAACATTGGATAAATTGGCTCCCTGGTCTTTTCCAGAATTATTAGAGTATTGTAAGATGGAATATACAATGTATTATGATATATATTCCGTAAGATCACCAATATTAACTGCAGCAAAGCTGTCTGAGAAGTTTCTCTAATATAAATTAAAATCCTCCTATGAGGGGTTAATGCAATAATTAATAATGTCAGATACTATATCACCAACATTAGCGACTAAGATCGAAAGATCCGAAAACAAAATTACAGCAACCTTAACAGCTTGCGACATTTCTGCGGCAGGTCAATCCTGGATAGATAACTGCTTTGATCTCTTTAAAGATGATCAAGGGAGGGCTCCATGTATAGGACGACCCGACGGACAACAGAAAAATATAATTGTTTCAAAATTGGTTGAAACAATAACAATAACACGACCAGCTTCTGTACCAGCTGGATCGACCTGGGATTGCCATGTTGTAAACTTGCAACAAAACAACTTGGTAGTGGTCTCAGAGTGGGAGGTATTGGCCCCAAATCTTATAAGAGATTACAATCCCCCAAGGCCATCATATAATTATGGTGGAGTGCAGGTAATGGCAGGTGCGGCTGGATCAACATTGGGTATGCCCCAAGTAGTTGGAAACATCGGCGTACCATACGCTTTTTGGGGAGGGCAAGTTAATGCCCGGGTTATAGGGAAAGCTCATCAAATAATTAATAATACAGCCCCATTAACCGTACAAGGAAATTTATTGTACTATGAAAGATCAATGGAAAATCCAGAAGATGGAATAGTAACCCAAACTCTAGTAGATGCGGCAGCAGCAGCACGATATGGGGTTTTGGAATTTTATGATGATTCTCAAACATTTCAGAATACTACAGCACTGATACAACTACCAAAAACAAGGCAACATTTAGCAAAAGAAGGAGTTTATCAAGTGGCTGGTGAATGCGACACAGTTAACATGTCAGGAACAGATAGAGCCATTAATATTATGGTCAGAGACAATGTTAATCCAAACGGCGTGTATATATGCCCAGTAGGATGGGTGGCGGCACCACCAACAGCATTCATTGCTCCAAATGCCCAAACATTATATTATCCTTTTAGGAGTCCTTTTAATGTTTGTGGAAGTTATCTAACAGGATTATCTTCTGATACAGTATTAACTGTACAAGCCTGTTGGTTGATTGAAACTAACCCTCCTGTGTCAGACTTAAGAATGATGAGTCTGGCGTTTCCAGCACCTGCACGAGATAATTGTGCACTGGAAGTGTATTCGAAAATAAATCACAAAAAACCAGCAGGTTGTCCGGTAAAGAACAACGCGGTGGGTGATTGGATACAAACGATAGGCGACCTTGCTTCTTTGGCAGGATTGCCTGGAGCGGGATTAATTTCAACTGGAGGAAAATTTGTTAATAAAATCCAAGAATTTTATAACTCTGAATATGGAAAAGATTGGGCCGGAAATAATAAGGGCAACAATCCAAGTGAGAAGAAGGTTGATCAACGTGTGGATAAATTGCGAAAGCAATATAATAATATTAAGTATGACAGATTGTTCCCTGGAACATCTGCAGTAAGAAAACCACAGAAACAAATACAAAATACTCCGAAAAGAAAACCGCCTAACAGGAAGAAACCTGTCAAACGCACTCAAAAATAATAAGGTTGGATAACCTTATTTGGGTCTTCAAAAATTTTAGCTTACAACTAAAACCCATTGAAGTGAAATAATGTTTGATAGCTTAAGTATAAACTATCGTAATGGTCTTTATGAAATCAAGGTCACACCTTGTACCTTTTAAAGTGAAATTAAATTTGTTGGTTTATGTGCAAATCAACTCTCTATAGTGGACACGAGAATAAATTGGCAACCCCCGGACAGTACCGGGTTATCAAAGGG